ATATAGAAATGGGATGGAGCAGAAACCCTATAAGAGTACTGGCTACTAGAAACAGTAGAACTAGAAACCCGAGCACAAATAGTTACGTTTTAGACAATGTAATTACAGTAAGTTTTGCACTAGGTAGAGGGTCTAACTTTCAAGGAGCAGCTTATACAGATGCTATGAAAGATTGGGATAGAGGAGTAGATAATAGATTAACTAGAACAATAAACTCCATGCTAGACAGAGTTGAGAGAAATGTAAATAACTTTGTAAAGCAACACATGGAAAATCATCCTTTTGATGTGTTAACAGTAGGAGGAAGTCCAAGTGTTATAGATAATGTTATAGCAGAAGGACCAAAATTTATAATACAAAATCTATTTCCTCATAAGGCACGCCCTGACATGAGACTAAAAGTTAATAAAAAACTTTTCTCAGAAATGAAAACTCCTAAAAAAGGTAATACAGGAATGGTACAAAGTAAGAAGACTACTAAGCCAGCAAAAAGAACACCAAGAAAAGGATTACCTAGAGTATCTTCGGGAATGAGAACAGAAGGACGTAGTAATCCAATGGCACTAAAAGCTTTATTGAACGAAATGTTACCTCAAACAGTAGCAAGAAATATGGTATCTCCTGCATTACGATATAGAACAGGAAGATTTGCAAACTCAGTAAGGGTAGACAATATAACACAAGGGCCTAGAGGTGGAAATACAATGATTGAAGCAAGTTACATGAATAATCCTTATGAAACTTTTGCTCCAGGAGGAAAAATGTATACAGCTCAGAGAGACCCAGAGAGATTAATAAAAAGGTCAATTAGACAAGCAGCTACAGCATTAGTTGGAGCAAGGTTCGGAATAGAGATACAATAATGGAATCGACACTAGCAAGGAAACATACCACGCGACGTCGTGCCATAGTTGAAGCACTCTGTTTAAAACTAGAAGAAATAAATGGTAGCGCACCTTTTAGAACTTCAGTTGCGAGTGTAGAAAGACGACTTAAGTTTTGGGACGAAGTAAACGAATTTCCAACAATACATGTTGGAGCAGGTACTGAAACACGCGAATATGAAGGAGCGGGTTTTAGATTTAGATTTTTAAGAATAACAGTTCGATGTTATGTTTCAGATGATAATGATGTTATCGAAGCACTCGAAGAATTGTTAGAAGATGTTGAAACGGTAATAGAGGATAACGACCCACTAACATACTATGATTCAACAGGAACATCTCATAATACAGTACAAACAACAATTGGTACTGTAGATACAGATGAAGGCGTATTGGAGCCTCTAGGTGTAGGAGAAATCACCTTAGAGATTCGATATTAATTAGGAGAAAAGAATGGCATTTTTCTTTAGTAGAGATACCAAAGTATTTATGGAATGGTCAGAAGATAGCACTACAGCAAATACAGCTCTGTATGAGATACCTGTATTAGATGGGTTTTCTTTTAGCCAAGGCACAAATACTTCAGAGGTGACATTAAGCGAAGCAGCAACTTCAGCAGGATACAGTAAGAGAGGCAGAGCAATGTTTACTGACTCTTTCGCGCCTGCAGAATGGAGCTTTAGTACTTATATGAGACCTACAAAGTCAGGTAGTGCAGCAGCTTTTGCTAGTGGAGAACACTCCGCAGCTAATGCTCATTTTGCAGTAGAAGGCCCACTATGGGCAGCTTTAACTGCAAAAGACTATGACAAAGCATGTGGAGGAGACTTCACATCAGGAACAGGCACAGGCGGTTTAGCTTTTGATTTTGCAAATTCCAATAACGTACAAGTAGGAACATTCAACATGTTCTTCGTACTAGGAGCTGCAAAAGATGCTACACCTACATCATTTGCAAGTTCAGGCGACGTAACTATTTACAAACTATCAGATTGTTCAGTAGGTTCTGCATCAATTGATTTTGATATAGAAGGTATTGCTCAAATCGCATGGTCTGGAAATGGTAAAACAATAGAGGAAGTAGCTGCATTAGATACATCAACTGATAACACTGCGGCCCCTAAAGGATTAATTGCTGAAGGAGTTGGTACAACAACTAACTTTATCAGAAATAAATTAACAGATTTATCTATAACTTATGATGCTTCAGAATCTACAGGGACATTAGGTTCCTTAGGCGCAAGTGACCAAGCTTATAGTATAACATTAACAGGTGGAAATATAACAATTGAGAATAATCTCACATATTTAACACCAGAAACATTAGGTACAGTAAACCTACCGATTGGTCATGTAACTGGAACTAGAAGTGTCTCAGGTAACTTTACTTGTTATCTAAATTCAGACTCTAATAGTTCTATGGACTTATTCGAAAAGCTTCAAGAATCAAGAGGAGTTATTACTAACGCTTTTGATTTAGCTTTCGGAATCGGCGGTTCAACAGCAGCTACTCCTAGAGTAGTAGTTGATGTACCAAAAGCACACTTAGAGTTACCGACTCATAGTTTTGAAGATGTAGTATCAGTAGACGTGGCTTTCCACGGTTTAGCTAGTGATTTATCATCAGCAACAGCAGCCTCTGCAACTAACGAAGTTAAAGTAACATATAAAGTAGATTAATAAAACTCGGGAGGGGTCATTCCCTCCCACTTTTTAGGACAAAAAATGACAGAACAAAAAGAAGTAAAAACACAACCCGTTTCGCTCAAGAGTTTATTAACTCCAAGCAAGACAGTATCAATTGACTATCCAGGTTATGATGGCTTTTCAGTTGACCTAACATATTTAAGTAGAGAAGAATTAGTTAAACTTAGAAACAAATGTATGAAACAAAAGTTTAACAAAAAGACAAGAGCTTTTGAAGATTCACTCGATGAAGAACTATTTTTAGTAGAATACGTTAGTTCAATTATAAAAGGATGGACAGGTTTAAAATATAACTACTTAGAAGAGTTTCTATTGGTAGATGTAAGTGGACAAGACCCCGAAGAAGAACTTCAATACACAGCAGAAAATGCTGAGTTATTAATGAAGAACTCAGGCGATTTTGACCAATGGGTAACTGATACTGTAGGCGATTTGGAAAATTTTACGCAAAGCAAGTAAATTATATACTTGCACTTATAAAAAGAAGCTATAAAGATACAGGTATAGACCTAGAAAAATATCTAGCTGTCTGTGAGCAGTTAAATCAAGAACCTGACCCAGACAAAATGCCTGTAGATAGAAGTATTTTCCCATTGGAAGTTCAAGAAGCGTTTATGCTTCATGACTTTCTATCTGAAAGATGGGATGGTATGAATGGCTACTATCTCGGAAAAGACTACTCAGCCTTAGAAACTTACTTAAACGTTTTAGATATAGAAGACTCAAAGCAGTCTTTGTATTTCTTGAAACATATTGAATATTATAATTCTGAAAAGATTAACGCATCCATAAAAGCAAAAAGAGATGCAGAAGAGCGTAAAGCTAAAATGAAAAGGTAATGACAAAGAAGAAAAAAGGCGCAATTATAAGTTTTGAGGTCACCGATGACGGTACTCTAAAACAGTTAGGTAGAAGAGCCAAATCAGCAAGTAAAGACGTAGACAAACTGGGTAAATCTACAGGAGATACTCGTAGAAATCTACAATCCATGTCCGGACGTACAGAATCTGCGTCCAAATCATTTTCACGTTTACAGCAAGGTACTGGCGGCCTCGTGCAGTCCTACGCGATTCTTGCATCAACAGTCTTTGCTGTAACAGCCGCATTCAGAGCGTTAGAAAACGCACAGAATATTCAACAACAAATCAAAGGTTTCCAAAGACTTACAGAAATTACAGGTAAGTCTATGCTTACAATAACAAATAATGTTAGAGAAGCAGCGAATGGATTGCTTGATTTTCAAACAGCCGCACAACAAACAGCTATCGCTACAGCAGCAGGATTTAGTGCAGAACAAATAGAAGGACTAACAGTAGGAGCAAAAAATGCTTCAGTTGCTTTAGGTCGAGATATGGTAGATTCGTTCAACAGATTGATTCGTGGTGTGACAAAAGCCGAACCAGAACTACTCGATGAACTTGGTGTCATTTTAAGACTAGACATAGCTACAAGAAACTATGCTGCAAGTATAGGTGCAAGTGCTGATAAACTTACTATTGCTCAAAGAAGAACAGCTGTTTATAACGAAGTTAATAAGCAGTTAGAACAAAACTTTGGGGCAATTGGACCAGAGGCAGATGATTTAACAAACCAGATTAGTGCTTTTACTACTTCATTAGGTGATATAGGTATTGCAATAAGTGGAGCTGTTTTACCAGCTATAAATGCTCTTATAGGATTTTTAGATAGAAACAAATTAATATTAGGTGGTTTTTTAGCCATATTTGCACTTAGATTAGCAAACGATGTTATACCAGGGTTATCAAGAGCAGGAACTGCAGTTGAAACTTGGACAAATACTTCAAAACAAAGAATAAAAGATTTAAATTTTGAACTAGAGAATAATGGTAGAAAATACAAAAAATTAAGTACCGTACAAACATCTGCAACAAATAAAGTATCAAAAGCTTTTAGAGCATCGTTAAAGAAAAGAGGAGTAGATGAAAAAGTATTCTTTGAAAAATCTGCTGCAAACCAAAAAAGGTCTATAACTGCTCATATAAATAGTCTTAAAAAACAAGAAGCTGCAACAGGAAGGTCTATGAAAAGGCAAGTAGCTATTCAAGAGGCAGCGTATAAAAAAATTGTACTATCATCAAAAGTTACAGGTAAAAAAGTAGGAATAAATCTTAATTCTGGCGTTATAATGGCAGAAAAAGGATTAATAAGATTAAAACTTATAGCAGCAAACACTTTTGGAGGTATCGTTGGTTTTGCACAAAAAGCCGCAATAAAACTTAGATTTTTAGGAGTTGCCGCAAACTTTGCAATGGGAGCCTTTTTTGCTTACTCTATTGGTACTATGTTCTATGATATGTTGCCTGGAGTTGCAAAAGCAAAAGAAGCTGTACAATCTTTAAAAGAGAAAACAGAATCTTCAAGAGAAGAAGCAGAAGAGTTAAATAGAGCAATAAACGGTTTTGAAGTAACTAAATTAAAAGCTATAGGTGATACCATAAGAGAAGGTGTTGCACCTATGATGGAAATGGCAAATGCTCTGGAACACTTATCAAATATATTAGCACAAACAGATATTAAAACTTTAGGAGAAGTAACTGTTGAAAAACTAGAAAAAGACTTGTTAGATGCAAATGTGAACAATGCATCAAGAAAAGAAGCCTCAAGTATTATGCTGGAACAAGTTGTCAAGGCATTAAGAACTAGTAGAACTGCAGGTAAAGGAGCCGAAGGCTCTAGTGCTTTAAATGACTTTATATATGCCGCTTTAGACCAAGTTAGAGCTAAGGAAGCTGCAATGCAAGGAGCAGAACCTGACGAACTTAGTTCATATGAGGCTGGCATGGAAATATCGGCTGTATCAGGGGCAATAGCAAAAGTAAATGAAGCTTTAGATAATATGGCAGGCAAAAAATCAGATTCAGCTGAGTTTCAAAATGGAATGAACGATATTAAAACAGCTTTACTAGATGTAGGTATAGGGTTTGGTTCATTTTTTGAAGAAGTAAGGGAAGGAGACCAAAAATTAATAAAATTAACTGCTATTGGTCAAGCTTTATTTACTACTTTAGATAAAGGAATAGACCCAGTAAAAACTCTTGTTCAATCAATATCAGATATGAAAGAGCCTATTGATAATTTACAAGAATTAATAAATTTATCACTACCAAAACCAAATGAGTTTGGAAAAATAGGAGCAGCTTTGGGACAAGTATTTAATCAATATGATGCAGCTCTTGATGTAGTAGGAGATAATAAAGAAGATAATTTATTGTTTGAAAAATTATTAACCGAAGCAGAAATAGAAC